AACCAGTTCCTTTCTTTGGAGTTACTTTTTTTATTACTTTAAAGTCATCATTAAAAAATCTTGTATCACCATCAGAGTTAGTAATATAATATAGAAAACTAAATATATTATTATTGTTTAAATCTTTTGGGTAGTCTATATGAGGAGGTTGATAATTATATTCATAAAAATTAGGTTGTGGATATAAAAGATTACTTTTAATTCTTATAAATTCTTTAATCTTCTTATCAATTACAGACTCAAGATAGAATGTTATAATTTTCATTCGATTAAAAAAATTTGAATTAATCTCCGTATTTACTACAGTTGAATGGCAAAGTTGGCATGTCTCCTTTATATTTTTATCATCTCTATAATTTTCTATACCTGTTGATACTTTATTTAGATACCACGGAAAGTCAGGACTTTTATGTAATTCTTCAAATTCTTCTATAACATCATCTGGTAAAAAGTTTTCTATTAATGTAATATCTTTACTGTGTATATGTTCCATTCCCTGTCCATTTTATAATTGTATCACTACCTGATGTGGTAACATTAGGTGAACCTGTTACTGTTCCTGTATAACTAGCTGTGGAGAACCGAAGAATAACTACACCATTTCCTCCATCTCCTCCTCCACCGGATGAGCCAGCAGAACCTACACGTTCACCACCACCTCCTCCACCACCAAGACCATCAGTTCCATCAGTAGCATTAGTGCTATTATTTACAGATGCTCCAGTTCCACCACCACCATCACCACCTGATCCAGCAGTGGCTCCTCCACCTGCAAAAGCATCTGAACCACCACCTCCACCAGCATATGTAACTGATGATGCAGTAATGGAATTAGATGATCCATCACCACCAGCACCACCAGCATTATTAGAAGCTGGATTACCATCAGTATTACCAGCTTCTGATGCTCCTCCACCTCCACCAGAACCGTAAGGTCGGGAAGAATTATTACCTACACCACCATCATACCCTTGACCAGCCGTACCATCACCGGGATTAGATGCTTGTCCACCACCGGCTCCTCCACCGGAACCTCCATCTCTACCAGCACCGTAGGAATAACCACCTCCACCACCTCCTGTAGAGGTAATTGTAGTTAAACCACTACCAGCTATAGAACTATTAGATCCATCTGATCCTGTTGTGCTATTAGGATATGATGCATTACTTCCACCAGAACCACCTGCACCTACGGTAATCGTATATTCCACACCACTGGTAAAGGAAATAGCCGTACCTCCATAATTTGTCAGATAGCCACCAGCACCTCCTCCAGCACCATGATACTCTCGACCACCACCTCCACCACCACCTGCTACAACAAGGTATTCTACATCAGATGGAGCAGGAAAGCCATGAGTAACGGCATTGATACCCATATGTAATAATTGCATATTCATTAGTCTGCTGTATCTCCTCCTACGGCCCATGTATCCGTATCTATTTTTGTACATGTAAACATGGCATATTGACCATTTGATTTCTGTCCATTATTTGCTCTAAAGGTAACACCACTTCCTGAAATAGTAACTTGTCCTGATCCTAAAGTCATAAAGGCTATTGTTGTTCCGATAGGATAAGCAACAGAAGAATTTTGTGGAATTGTAACGGTAATGGCACTACCATTATTTAGTGTAACTAATGTATTAGCATCTGTCAATACTGTTGTATAGGTTGTTCCTGTTTGTGCATTAATCTTAACAATCTGATGTTGTGCAAATAAACTTTTATCACTGGCTACTTCCAGAGCAGTAGCTCCACCTACGGTAGCACCTGTATCAACTTTAAGTTTATCTGAATCACTATCATCTACACCTACAACAAATTTATCAGCACCATCTGTATCAAATACAATCTTAGGATCACCGGAAGCAACATCTATCTCTATACCATCTGTACTGGTTAAGGTAAGTTTACCAGCCAAACCAGCAGCACCACCTACACTCAATGCTCCTGCTATACTTACAGCACCACCTATGGTAGTTGTACCACCAACGTCTAAGTTCCCAACAAGTATGGAATTACCAGAGACACAAACATCGTCATCAAATTCTGCTTTAGCTGCTACGGTTAATGTACTTAGTAAATTTGTAGCACCACCTACACTTAAAGCACCTGCTATACTAGTGGCTCCTCCTATGGTAGTTGTACCACCAACTGCAAGATTACCTACAAGTACAGAGTTACCACTTACACATACATCATCGTCAAACTCTGCCTTGGCTGCTACGGTCAATGTACTTAATAGATTTGTAGCTCCTCCTACACTTAATGCTCCAGCAATACTAGTAGCTCCTCCTATGGTAGTCGTGCCACCTACGGCCAAGTTACCAACTAGAACTGTATTACCTGATACACATACATCGTCGTCAAATTCAGCTTTACCTACAACCGTTACTGTACTAAGGAAATTAGCAGCACCTCCTACACTTAATGCTCCTGCTATACTGGCAGCACCTCCTATAGTGGCTGTACCTCCTACGGTTAAATTACCTACAAGTACCGTATCTCCTGATACACATACTGCATCATCAAACTCTGCTTTTCCTACTACTGTAAGAGTACTTAATAGATTTGTTGCACCACCTACACTAAGAGCACCAGCAATACTTGTGGCTCCACCAATAGTAGTTGTACCTCCTACAGCTAAATTACCTACTAATACTGAGTTACCGGAGACACATACGTCATCGTCAAATTCAGCTTTCCCCACTACTGTAAGTGTACCACCTACACCAAGATTAGCAGTAAGAGTTGTGTTACCAACTATTGTTGCCGTACCACCTACAAATAAGTTACCACCTATTGTGGCATTACCAACTGATATATCACCTGCAACTGCAACAGGAACATTAGTCAGATTAGCACCATCTCCATAGAAAGCACTTGCACAAACCTTTGCATTTGCAGCTTGTACATTTGTTCCGGCTATGGTTACAGTGCTGGCAAAATTAGCTGTACCTCCTACACTTAAAGCACCTGCAATACTTGCAGCCCCTCCTATGGTTGTTGTACCTCCTACGGTTAAATTACCTACAAGTACAGAGTTACCGGAGACACAGACATCATCATCAAACTCAACCTTGTCAGCAAAAGTAGCAACACCACCTACACCTAATGTACCTGTAAGAGTTGTATTACCAGCTATGGTTACGGTACTGGCAAAATGTGCAGCACCACCTACGGATAAGGTACTGGCTAAACTTACTGCACCTGCAACAGTAACTGTACTGGCAAAATGCCCAGCCCCTCCTACACTCAGAGCACCAGCAATACTAACTGCTCCTCCTATGGTAGTCGTACCTCCAACTGTTAAATTACCTACTAATATTGTATTACCGGAAACACATACATCAGAATCAAACTCAGCTTTACCTGCCACTGTTACCGTACCCAGTAAATTCGTAGCACCTCCTACACTCAGAGCACCTCCGATACTGGCAGCACCTACTACGGTTGCTGTACCTCCAACTACTAATCCACCAACCAGAATTGTATTTCCTGATATACATACGTCATCATTAAATTCAGCTTTGGCAGCAAAGGTGGCTATACCGGTTTGTGTTAATGTTCCACCAAGAGATGTATTACCTGCTACATCCAATGTACTTCCAAGACTTGTAGCACCTGATACACGTATTGTACTAAGGAAACCTGAAGCTCCAGATACAGTAGCTGTACTTAGGAAATTAACAGCACCACCTACACTAAGAGTACCACCAATCGTAGCATTACCTGTTATACGTAAAGCTGAAACAGAAGTAGCACCAGTAGCCGGAACATTTGTTAAATTCGAGCCATCACCATAGAATGCAGAAGCACATACTTTAGCATTAGCTGCTTGAATATTTGTTCCAGCTATGGTAACAGTCCCTGCTACATTAACATTACCTCCAAGAGATACATTACCTACAACAGATAAAGCTCCTCCTACACCAAGAGAATCTCCCATTGTAACGGCTCCAGCTATGGTAGCTGTATTTGCCACATTCAATGTACTGGCAAGAGATACTGCACCACCCACATTCAATGTACTGGCTAAACTTGTTGCTCCTGCTACCGTTACAGTACTGGCAAAGTTTCCAGCACCTCCTACACTTAGAGCACCTCCTATACTTGTAGCACCTGCAATAGTTGCTGTACCGGCTACGGTAAGATTTGTACCTATATTGGCATCACCACTTACTGATACGTCTTTCTTGAATGTACCATCTCCAGATACGGTAACTGTACTTGCAAAGGTGGCTGCACCTGTTCCTTTAAATGTACCACTTACGGATACATTACCTGCCACATCCAAGGTACTTCCCAGACTTACTGCACCTGTAATGGTAGTTGTTCCACCTATGGCTACATTACCTACAAGTACTGTATTACCAGATACACATACGTCATCATCAAATTCTACTTTACTTACAAATTGAGAAGTTCCACTAACATATGCATTTCCAACTACGGATATATTACCTACACAGACATTCCCACCTACACTGGAATTAACTCCGGTTAAATTAGAACCATCTCCGTAAAAAGCAGAAGCACAAACCTTTGCACTCTCTGCTTGAAGATTAGCACCTGCAATGGTTACTGTACCTCCTATTCGTAAGGCTCCTGATACGGAAGCATTACCAGCAACACCAAATGTACCGGTAGCTTTAGCTGCACCTGTAGCTACTTGAAGGGCTATATTTGTACCATCTCCAGTTTGTATCTGTGTAAGTTCAGCAGATACTCCTGCATTGGCACTTACAGCCATTTTAATTAGCTGTTTATATGTGTCAGATATTTGTCTTCCAGTTAATGTACTCATATCGTTTGCCACCATCTATCTTCAGAATCCCAATTATTGGAAGCAGCTTCCCAATTTATTTGTCTGCCACCAATATCAGGACGAGGGTTACGTATCATTGGATTATCTCTTACATCAGGTACTTTATTTTGAGGATGGTTTTTAAGATCGTATTGTCCTTCCCAATCTTGAGGGCATACCAGCATCCCATAACTATTCATTCTCATAACTCTATGTGCATATACAAAACCACATGTATCACACATTGCTAGAGCATTTTTATTACTTGCCATTTTATACCGTATTTAAATCTAATTTAATACGAAAATTAGCTCTTTGTCTGTCTTCTAATAATGCTCTACCTAATAACTCTTCATAATTAGCTTTCAACATTCCTATACGATCTGCCTCTATACCAGGAGTTTTCATGGAAAGATAATAGGAAAGTCCACAGGTAAGAGGTGGAAGAAATCTTTTGGGCATATCTGCATTTTGATCAGCAGACTTATTAACATCTTCCAGTTCTCGTATACCTTCTATATTAAGAATATCAGTTGTATTATCAGGAATAGGCCATACTAGAACTGTAGGATTATCTCTATCTCTTTTTATGGTAAATTGACTTGATCTGCCTGTTTGCTTCTTATTAGGAATAATTTGATATTCTTCAAAACTAATTCGTTGTAATTGTATATCAGTATCATCTCTACGTAATACTACTTCCAATGCATCCAGAGTATCCCCTGATAAGGCATAGGAAGTAACACTTGTTGAAACAGTAACTAGTGTAGTATAGGTAGTCCAAAGAAGTATACCTCTGTTCTGCCAATCTTTCAGCATTAGATTAATAGAACGACGAGCAGATGCAGGAGTATGACCAAGGGTTTGTTCACCCCCGATCATCTCCGTAGCTTCTTGGATCACCTCATCTATATCTAAGTTAAAGTTAAATGTTCCTGACGTTGCCATTATGTTGTCCTATACTTCCTAGTTTTCTGTGCAAT